AGTTGCCTTGCCGTGCCGGAGGACGACGCCCTTGCGTGCGTGACGCCTCGTCAGGTCCGCGCCATGACCGGCGGGGGGAGCGGAGATGAACCCTGCTGACTGGCCTGATCCGCCCGTCGGAACTTGCGTTCGCCACGCCCACCCGCCCGGCGAGGTTGGCGACCTCGGGCACGTTGTCGCGGTGTTCGACCACGGCGGGGCGAGGCAATACGTGATCGCGGTGTGGGGACCGCGCAAGCAGCGATGGTTCTACCACGTCGAGATCGGGTACGTGTTCGTCTGTGGGCTGTGGACGATCGAGCCCACCTCGGGGCGGCGGGGGTAGCGACGCTAGACCGTCGCCGTTCCCGTACGAAGCGCAGCGACCTGTGCATCGATGTCCACCGCTTCCCGAGGCCACCCGTGCGAGGTTCCCGGCCACAGCGTCACAGCGACACCCGCGCCGGTTCCGCCATGACGCGGCGACTCGGGGATGCCGAGCTGGCGCGCCAGGGCGATGGAGCCCTCGCCGAGCTTCCCCCGCGGCCCGGTGTCGGCCACGATCGCCGCGCAGCCATGCCCCCGGTACTCCACCCAGGCCACGTCGCCGAGCCCCACGCCGAGCGTGCGGAGCTCGGGCGGCACCGCCAGGTAGGGGACAGCGTTGCTGTTCACGTAGCGGCGCGGGTCGGTGATGGCCTTGCCGCGGTCGACCAGCGAGGTGGGCGAGACGTAGAACCCCGGGCAGGGGTCCCGCGGGCCCTGCACCACCGGCTGGTCGGCGACCGTGACCAGGCCCCACCAGTTGCCGGGCTTGCCGGCGTTGGCCAGGAAGTCGCGCCCGCTCTTGCCGTCTGGGTGGTAGCAGTCCGGAGCGCCGTCGCCGTCGATACGCAGGCCTCCGACCCATCGGAAGGAGAGCCCATCGCGCTCGACGGGGATTCCACCTATGACGGCGATGGTGTTCACGGGTTGCTACTCGTCGACGTGAGCCGCCCGATGATCAAGTCGAAGTCCGCCCGCCACGGGTCGGTGAGCGCCATCCCGTCGCGCCACGTCGCGAGGAAGTCCACCATGCCGATCGGGATCGGCGGCGGTCCTTCAGGGGGAGGTGGGGGAGGCTCACGCGGGGTTCCGGGATCGGTTGGCATGGCTATCTCCATTCGGGGAACGCCTGCCGGTCGCCCGGTTGCGGTCCACTCGGTGCCGGTTGCGTGCGGTCAGGGGATGGAACGGCGGGACGTGGAGGCGATGGTGGCGGGTCCGGCTTGCGCGTGCGCTTGGCCGGCATGAACACGAGGAAGATGGCTACCGCGAGGGCTCGCATGGCCAATCGCTCTCGGGGGCGCAGTGGGTGGCGAGATGCGAGTGGCGCACTCCCGCGTCCACGCTCGCCTCCTCGACGCGCGGCGCTACGGCGAGGAGCGCCAGCAGGACTCCGATGAGCGCGCCGATGAGGACGAGCCACAAGGCGCCCATGCGGCTAACCTCCATCGTCCGCGTCGTCGGCTTCCGAGTCGGGCGAGTCGCCGATGCGAGCGATATCCATCCGCCGTTGAAGCCGACGGATGAACGAATGGTGCCGACGGTAATCGCCTTCGAGCTTCTTCACGCGAACCTCTAGCGCGTTCGCCGACGCCTCGGTCAAGATGGGGTTGTGCTTCTCCAGTGTGGCGGCGAGCCCGTCCACCTTCGCCACAAGCGCATCGATGGCCGCGCCCATCTTCGTTTCGGCCACGGCGCGCGCCTTGTCCTGACGGAACATCCATGCGACGACGGCGAAGAACTGGACCGCCAGCGCGCCCGCCACGACCTGCGCCAACCACAGGGGAATGGTCATCGGCTACTTGTCGAGGGCATGGCCGACCACCTCCGCAAGCGCCGCGGCATCATCCGCAAGCACGCGCGTTCGGATGGCGCTCAGGTCGGAGAGCAGGGCATCGATGGCCGCATAGGCTTCCGCCTTCGCCTGCTCCGGTGAGACGCCACCGGCCAGCAGTCCAGAGACGACCGGCGCAAGCGACGAGATGAGCGTGGCGATGAGGTTGACGATAGCGGTCGCGTTCATGGTGCACCCCTCAGCTCGGCGACGGACTTCATGACCGCAGCCCCGAGCGCCAACACCTTCGCCGCCAGTGCATCCGTCAGCGCGCGGTCGGCGTCGGCCTGCTGCGCAACGTGGGCAGCCTCCGCAAGCGCGGGGGCAAGCGCATCGATGCGGGACAGCACGCGGTCACGCTCGACGAAGTAGGGGGCGAGCGCCGCTTGGTAGCACGCCTCGGGGACCGGCGCGGTGCGGCACTCGGGGTGCGCGGCCGTGAGCGCCCGCTTGTGGTCGTGGTCGTATGCCTCAAAGGCAGCGATGGCCGCCTGCCCGGACTGCGCGGCAGCCCGAAGCGCGGGGTACGGCGTGGCGCAACCCGAGGCCAGTAGGAGCGCGATGGCGAGGCCCCTCATGGCTGCGCCTCGGGAGGCTGCGAACGCTGCACCAAGGGCAACTGGAGCGTCCTAGGGCTATCCTTGTGCGTGAGCACGCTGAGAACGTCCAGCAGCACGCGGAGCCCCGTCACCACGCCACCGGCGCGCGGGTACGGTGTGAGGCGCGTAATCAGCGACGCGACGACCACGGCGGCAATCGGAGCCCACACGGGCCAAGCGGAGAGGACGGACTTCCACATGGTTCGGTTCCTTTCAGCAACTCGCGACGGATACGGTCCCGTTCGCAAAGGTGATGCACTTGGAGTTGGACAGGTGGAGCACCCCGCCCGCGTAGCTGGAGATAGTGACGCCGGTGTCTGAGAACACGTTGATGGACTCCATCTCGCCGGTTCCGAGTGGGTAAGTCATCGTCATGCGCCGACCCACCGTTGCGCTGCCCTGGTCTACATCGTTGCTCCATGCCACCGACGGCGCGTTAGAGTTGTAGGTGGCGATGGTGATGGAACCGATGGTGTAGACGCCACCGCCCGCGCTGGCGCCGCCGCTCGTGGGACCGAGGTGCCACAGGGCAAGCAGGGTGGCGCTCCCGTTGTTGCGCTTGTGCAGGTCGCGCACCACGAGCACGTCAGGGCGAACGTGGACCACTTCGCGGATTAGGTAGTCAACGAGAGGTTGGTCGGCACCGTCGAAATAGGCTTGGTCATACGGGTTGAGCGCGTAGGCAGAACTCATTTCCACGCCCCACGCTGCCCAGGCCGGATGCTCCAGCGCGAACAGCCACCGGTTGTTGCGGCTACGGTTGTATTCGTACTGGACAGCGCCGTTGACGATGAAGGTGCTGAAGGCGGCCGTGCCTTCCTGCCCGTTGAAGTTTCCCCGGTAGGTCGATGAGCACAGCAGGCAGGTGGCACCCTTGTAGAAGCGAACATCACCGCTCGCATAGCCGTAGTGGTCATAGCCCGCGTGCTGCGACTCCATCGCCACCAAGTAGCCGCTTGCCGATGGGCGAGTCAGCGACGACATGGAATAAGCACGACCGGCCCCCGTTGCGAGACACGACAGCGGCGATGGCGCCGAGTTGGACTGAACGAGATCGCCGAACATCACGTCCCACGCCGTCGTGCCGCGGTTGGTGTCGAAATCATTGGGGAGCGGTTCAAGCTGGTTGTACAGGTGGGTCGCGTTGCCACCGAAGGCCGTCTCCGTTTGCGCCATCGCCAGGAACGCGGGTGAGAGCGTGTCAGGTCGATTGCCGGAAACGCCACCCCACGGGAGGTGAAGCGAGCCATCCGAGGTAACGGCATACTCGTAGACGAGCGCTCGGGGCTGCAGGAACTCGAAAGCGTCGTGCCAGTCCTCGCCCACGTCGCGCATGGCCACGTCAACCTGAAGGTCGGAGATCATCGAGTCCACGTCGTAGTTGGTTCCCTCCAACCACACCCCGCCGCACATGCGCTGGTTGGCGGTTCCCTGCTCCTCGTAGAGCTTGGTGCGGAGTTGGGTCAGCCACGTCCCCGCGCTACCATTTTCGCCCGCCGTGATGATGCCGTTGGCAGCGAGCGCCCAAATAAACGGAGGGTAGTAGTTGTTGGTGGGGCGTGCTCGGGAGTACCCGCCCGTGTCCGAGCCCTGCTGCACCCCGCCGATCTTTCCGGTGCCGTACCACTCGCACCAATCGTTGAGGATGCCCCGGATGGTCGACCGCTGGCCCGACGAGAGCGCGTCATAGAGCCAGTCGTATGTGATCGCGAGGTACTGGTAGGTATCCTTGATCCGGTATCCGGTATCGAAGCGGAACATCGCCAGCTCATTGCAGGAGCCGCCGCAGTTGTTGACGCTGAGCCAGCCCACGGCGAGCTTGACGCCCGCGTCGGCGCACTTGGCCGCCTTCGTCGGGTCGGTGTCCTTGTAGACCTGATAGCAGAGTCCGAGGACAAAGGCATAAGACTGCGGCGCGTAGACTTCATTGATGAAGGCAGGCGACGTGGGGTCGTTGCTCACGTTGTCGTAGGCGCCGAGGAAGAAGGCGAGCGCATCGAGAAACGACCGCGCCTGTGAATCGTTCGCTAGGATCTTCGCCTTCGCTCTCGCCAGCCTCGTGGGCGTGAGGAGGAAGCGCGGGTGCGACCGAGCGGACAGCGCGGAACTATCAACTGGCGTGGGGGCGGGGGAGTTGTACAGGTTGGGAATCGTGACCTTGGAAACAAGGTGGTTGGTGGCGTCGTAGCCGCGCACCTCCAGCGTCCCGGCACCCGTGGCAACGCCAGCCAGCGACCACAGCGGGGTATTGAAGGGGATGCGTTCTACGTCGGTTCCACCGTAGTTGACGTTGTAGTCGTCGACCAAGGTATCCTGCGGGGTGTTGTACACAGCCACCAGCGGAAGCCGTGTGCCGTTCCAATAGCCTTCGACCTGCCGGATCGTGCTGTTACGGGGGATGGTAACGCTCACCAGTGCTCTGCCGACGACGGTGGGGCACTGCGTATTGGGAGCGTTGACGATCATGGCTGGGGACAGCGCCGATTCTGACGGAGGCGATGCGGAGAAGGCGCCGACGAGCGAGCCCGCGCCGTTGGCCACAATGAGTTGCTTCGTGTACGTCGCCGATGGCGTGATCGTCGAGTTGTCGCCCGCGGCGGCAGCGACCGGAGCGTAGGCACACGCGGTCCCGCGGAAGGACAAGGGAGAAGCCCCCGAGTCGCCCCCGCTGGCCATGTCGACTGCAACGGCGCTATCCTGCGGCGCTCCGATGACGGACAGGTCGCGGAAGCGCACATGGACTGGCACGCCTTCCGCGGTTTCCATGCACGTCCACGACAGCACGCCGATGGAGATGAGGGCGGCGAGGATGATGGAGGACGCTCTCATGGCTTGATCGCGAGCGAGATGCCCGAAAAGGCGTTCAAGGTGCTCACGTACCCAGGGTTATATGTGCCCGCGGCGACGGCGGTGGCCGTGTAAAGCAGGCCGGTGAAGTCCATGTCGCCGGTGAAGTTCACGAGGGTATACCCGGTGCCCGCGCCCGCGCTCCCGAGTCCGCTGTTCTTTGCCGAGTTGGCCGCGAAGCCCATGATGATATCAGAGTTCGACGTGGTGACGGAACCCGTGAAGATAGGATCACCGTAGGCGGTTTCATAGTGCGCGGTGGTTTCGACCGGGGCGGTGGTATTCGCGCCACCGATCTCGATGAACACGCCGTTGTGCTTGTTGGTCGTGTCGGTGAACGTCAGCGTCACCTGCGGCTTGCCAGAACTGGCGTTGTTTTTCAGCGTCCACCAGAACAGGTATCCGCTCGACGATCCGTTGTAGGCCAGCGTCTTTGTCCATGCCCCGTTGGTGGCGTCGTCAACGGAGGTCCACCCGTCTGTCCCCGCATCGTTCCACGCGCCGATCACCAGCGTCGATCCGGGCGTTAGGTTGCTCGTGGGGACAAACCAGTTGTAGGGGCCGCCTGCGCCGCTGGCGTTGTTGCCGGTGGCCTGCACTTGGAGCACAGAGACGCCGCCGCTCGCGATGACACCTCTACGTGGGCCAAGCCCGCCGCCCCATTCGGGAGCGCGCGGGGCGTATGGCATGACCCGGCGGTCCGGCAGCCATAGTCCCCGCTCCGGGTCGCGCTGAAAACGACGCGCCACCGCTAGACCCAATACCCCGTGACCGTCCAGCGGATCACGCACTGAGTCGAGATGGTTCCCGTGTTGGCGATGGCCATGCGGACGATGACGGTATCACCGGCGGCGAGCGTGGCGTTGTAGCCATCCGTCGAGACGAACTCCGACCCGAGTTGCGACAGGGTGAGGCCCCACTTCGTTGCCGTTCCGGTGGCCGTCGTGACGTTCTGCGACGTGAGAAACCCGGTCCCGCCGGCCGTCTTTCCGACGGTGAGGTTGAAGTTCGGGGAGCCACTGCCAGCGGCAAGCGCCTGCGTCACGATGCCGATGACACCCGTGCAGATGAACTTGCTCGCGTTGGTCGGCGCCGTCGGAACCGTGAACACCGTCGTATCGACGTTGACATTGATGGTGGTGCCGCTGTTCGATGCGACAAGCCACGCCCACACGCCCGGCGGCAGGTTAACAAGCGCCGCGCCGGCCCCTGCACTGGTCGGAACGGTGCCGACCGCGCCGGCTGCGAGCACGCCGAAGGCATTGGTGCCCGTGGCGGTGAGAATGTCTCCCGTCGTGGCCGCGTTCGGGAGCGTGACCGTGGACCACGCGGGAGCCGTGGAGGTGCCGCCGCTTCGCAGGAAACTTCCCGCCGCCACGTCGGCGAGCCGTGCGAACGTCGTGGTGGTGTCCGCGTAGAGGATGTCCCCGACGGCCTGCGAGGCGATGGCGAGCATGCCCGCGTTAAGCTTGTCGGTGACGGCGCCGATGAGGGTATTGGACCCGACGACCAGCGTTTTCGCCGTCGGGAGTGTGGTGTTCTGCTTCAGGGCGATGCTCGTGGCCGTCGTGGTGCCGATGTTGAGCGCACCCGCGCTGGAGGCGTCGAGGAGCGGGGTCAGAAGCGACGTGCTGCCGGTGATCGTGGTGACGGTCGGGGTCGCGGTGAACGCAGGGTCAGCGCCCGTCGCGCCGGCCAGAACGGTGCCGGTGGCTCCCACGGTGAGCGCGGTCGGCGCGGATGTCCCGTTGCCGACGTAGACCGCGTGCGCCGTGAGGGTTGCGAGTCCCGTGCCTCCGTTGGCCACGGCGATCTGACCCGTGATGCCGATGGTGACGGCGCCGGTCGCGCCCGAGACGCTGATGTTCGTGCCGGCAACGGCGGAGGTGACGCCCGTGTTGTTGACGGTGAGCGTCCCCGCGCCGGTCGTGATGCTGATGCCGGTTCCGGTTCCGAGCGTGGCCCACGCGGGGTCCGCGCCGGTCGAACCGATGACGAGTTGCCCGTTCGTGCCGACGCCGAGCGACGTGGGCGCGGAAGTGCCGTTCCCGACGTAGGGCGCATGCGCGGTGAGCGTGGCGAGCCCTGTGCCGCCGCCGGCCACCCCGAGCGTGCCGAACGTCATCGGCGAAGCGCCGCCACCGCCAGACAGCAGCGGTTGCCCGCTCGTGCCAGCGCCGGTCGGCAGGTTGAAGTTGAAGGTTCCCGCTGCCGCCTGCGGGGCGATGGTCACCGTGCCGCTTGTGTTGCCCGCCAGTGCGAGCGAGCCGAGCGTGGTGCCCGCTACCCCTAGGGTGGGCGTTGCGGTGAACGCGGGGTCGCTGGATGCGCCCTGGCCAGCAAGCACGGTCCCCGCCGCCGCAGCGGTGAGCTGCGTCACGGCCGAGGTGCCGTTGCCGATGAGGACTCCGTGCGCCGTCAGCGTGGTCTGTCCGGTGCCACCCTTCGCCACCCCAACGGTTTGGAGCATCGCGTTCGTGATGCCCGCGGTGGCAATGCTGATGTCCGTGCGGCTGGCGCCCGAGTTGTCCGCAACGGTGAACTCCGCCGCGAAGTTCATGGTGGACCGCTGCGTAACGGGGGTGCCCGCCGTGTCGATGGTGGCGTATCCCGACGCCCCGCCGGAGGACGCGATGGTGATAGCGCCCGCTGCGTTGGTGATGGTGATATTGGTTCCGGCGGTCAGCGTGGCCGGGTTCCAACTTCCGTCGCTGGTTTTCCCGATGAGCAGTTGACCATCGGTCGGCGTGCCCGTGGTGACGGGGTTGCCCTTGATCCGGTTGACGGACAGTGCGCCGCCCGCTGCGATGGTGGCGTCGCCGGACATGGCCACGTTGGCATACGCCGTGCCCGTGTCGACGAGGATGTGACCCGCGGTGCTCGGGTTGGCGATGTCACTGGCGGCGGGTTCCCACTGCGCGTTCCCCGTGTTGTACGCGAGGATGTCCCCGTTGGACGGGGCGGCGCTGGAGACGGCGCGACCCTGAATCTTCGTGACCGTGGCCGCAGCGACGGTGCCGCTGATGTCCCCGCCGGCCGAACTTCCGAGGGTGATGGTCCCCGCTCCCGAGGTGGCCGTGATGCCGCCGCCGTTCGTGAGGGTAGCGAGCACCGGGTCGGCGCCCGTGGAGCCGATGGGAATCTGCCCGTTCGTCGCCGAGCCAAGCGCCGTCGGTGCAGAGGTGCCGTTGCCCACGTAGAGGCTGTGAGCGGTCAGCGTGGTCAGACCCGTCCCGCCCTTGGCGACGCCGACCGTCTGCAACATGGCGTTGGTGACGCCAGCGGTTGCGATGGTGACATCGGTGCGGGACTGCCCTGCGTTGTCGACGGCGCCGAACTCCGCGCCGAAGTTGAGCGTGCTCCGCTGCGTGAGCGGGGTGCCGTTGGCGTCGATGGTCGCGTAGCCGCTCGCGCCACCCGACGAGGCGATGGTGATGGCCCCTGCGGCGTTCGTGATGGTGATGTTCGCGCCCGCGGTGAGGCGCGCGGGAGTCCACGTCCCGCCGGAACCCGTGCCGATGAGCAGGGAACCGTCGAGCGGTGCGCCGGCCGTGACCGGGTTGCCCTGGATCTTCGCGACCGTCGCCGCAGTGGCGATGCCGGACAGGTCGCCGCCGACGGACTGCTGCGCGATGACCACGTAGGTCGACAGGGAATTGACCCATCGCATCGTGATCGTGTCGATGGCGCCCGTGGACAGCGAAGGCTTGACCGTCGCCCCGGAGGGGAGCGTGACGTTCGTGATGGTCGATGGCCACGTATGCGCGGAGTTGCCTTGCTTGAGGATGAGGGTGCAGACGAACCCCTCGATGACGCGCGGGCTGTAGGTGTCGGCGGGAGGCGAGATGGTGATGCCGGTGACGTTCCCCGACGAGACGATGATGCCGACTTCGCTGGTCGTGACCGGCTGCCACGTCACCGCCCCCGAGGTGTCGAGCGCGGACACCGGGCAGTCATGGAGCAGGCCGCCGACGGCGCGCCAATACTTATCGGAGTTCAATTCTCCGGCGATCTCGGCGCTTCCGAGCACGGTCCCGTAGTGGCGGCCAGAGTCCCGACCGTCGTACTCCGGCATCAACTTCCACATGCCGGCCGCGAACACCTGCGGCGCGCCCCCTGCGTACTGCGCTCCCCATGCCCCGGCGTATTGCCCGTTGGGCGACATTTCGAGGTAGACCGTCGCCGTGGTCCCGAGGACCGCGAACCATCGCGTAGACGGGTTCGACGGGAAATTCAGCTTCGCGTAGACCGCGAGGAAATTGGTTGCCGTCGTGACTTCGTTCGCCATGGCGAAGCGGAAGCCCGTCTGGTTTGTCTCGTAGTCCCCGGTCGCGGTCCCGCTGTCGGTGAACAGCAGATAGCCGGGGCCGGTCGGCGTCGGCGTGGCGGTCATGCCGAGCGCGATGGGGACCGACGTAAACGCCTTGACACCGCCAACGGTCTGTGCAGTGGTCAGGTCGACGAAGTTCTGCGTTGCCGACCCGGTGCCGCCGTTGGCGATGGGGACGATGCCCGTCAGGCTGATGTTCGGCGTGGTGCCGCCCGACGAGGCGAGCGGCGAGGACGCGGTGACGGCCGTGACACCGCCGCCGGTTCCGCTGGCGGCCGACGTGATGCGCCCCTGCGCGTCAACGGTGATGTTCGCGTTGGTGTACGAGCCCGCGGTGACCGCCGTGTTGGCGAGCGAGATGGTCCCCGCCGTGGTGATGGGCGACGGGGAGGCGGTCAGGCCAGTTCCCGCGGCAACGCTGGTCACGGTGCCGGTGCCGGCGACGGTTCCCCACGCGAGGTCGGGAGGCGCATCGCCGGTGACGATGAGAACCTTCCCGATATTGCCTTGCAGCGACGGCAGGCCGTAGCCGACGATCTGCGAAGGGGTGTAGTTGTCAACGGGCGAGGTCGGCGTGCCGAGCGTTTCGCCCACGACCACGTTGCCCACGATGGTCAGGGATTCGCGGATGCCGACGGAGGTTGCGGCGATGGAGTAGGTGTAGACCTTCGGCGGGATGCCCTGCGTATCGACCTGTGCGAAATCGAACGTGCAGATGCCGTTGGTGGGGTCCGTGAGGGTGGCGAGTCTTCCCGTGGTGCTCCACGAGACGAACATGACGATCTCGAAACCCGAGATGTCCTTCACGCTCCCGTCGGCGTTGCGCACGGTGAGCTGCACCACGCCATCGGTCAGCGAGTAGAGCGTCCACGTCAGCCCTTGGGCGGGCGTGAAGGGCGCCGCGGTCGGGGAGCCGTCAGGCCACGTCCCGCCGAGGTATGCGATGATGGGTCCGGGCATCGGCTAGGCCCAGATCCCCCACACCTGCACCGTGGCGCCGCCGGCAGACTGGCACGCTAGGATGGGGGACTCGCAGAGCTTGAGCCCCTGCACGCCCTGGAGCTCCAGCCGCGTGGCAGTGTTGGCTGCAACGGGGAACCCCGTGGCGGTGGTAGCCACGGCATCGCCCGCGGCGTTGTCCACGAGGGCCACGAACACGTCGCTCGCCGTGGTGCGGATTTCCAGCGCGGCCCACCCCGAGACGTTGAAGGGGGTTGCCGTGGTCCGGTTGTTCTTGGACTGGCCGGCGGTCATGACGATGCTGCCGAGGGGTGTCATCACGGCTCCTCGCTCGCCTGCGGTCAGGCGTTGCGCTTCTCAACAATGGAGTGGGGACTTGCGAGGGCGGCTCAGAATAAGCCGGGCCCTTCTACCGACCTGCTTCCCTGCGGGCGGTTGCTCGCGTCTGGAAGCTATCCGGCTACTTCTGGCGTTGCTACCACTGCGCCGGGTTCCGGTTCGCCACTGTCGGCTTTGAGGTGGCTTGCCGTTCCTGCCCGGCTATCGGTCCGCCGCGGCTATTCGGTGCCTGCCCGGAGGGTCCGCTTGAAGTCTGCGTTCCCGGCATCCGCCTGTGCTCCCCGCGTCTGCGGGGCAAGCCGTTGGTCGGGGAGCACCCCCGAACGGTGGACCACCCTGTACCTACGCGCACCGGGTCGGCGCGCTGCTGGATGTCGAGGCGCGGCGCGGTCGGATTCCATCAGCCGACCCTCCTCGCGCTACCACAAGCACGCGGAAACACATGCTCAACGAGAGACCCACTACACGATGAAGTCGGGGCAGCGGGCACTTGTCGAGAGTGACCCTGTGTTGCAGGTCCCTCGCTCAACATGTGTTTTCCGGCTTCATCTGGGTTGCACTCTCGACAAGCGCAAGCCCACCATGAAATTTTCCAGCGGTCAAGCGGAAAAACAGACCGCCCTTGACGAACGCCCAAGCACGGCGCATGTTGACAAGCATGAAAACGATGATGGTTGCGGTCCTGATGATGGTTGGGTGCGGCGTTGACCCGTCGACGCTTCCCGTGACGGAGTCCGACACTCCCGACATGATGCCTGCCGCCGATCTCGCGCAGCATCCTCGGATCGAGGACTGCACCCTGACTCCCGGCGGGAAGATGTGCCGTGGCGAGGATGCGCGGTTCTAGTGAACCTGAACGACGTAGGACGCTCCGGTCGTTCCTGCCGTCCCGCTCGAACCGCCGGAGGTTCCGGTTCCACCTGCCCCGCCTGCGACGCTGATTTGACTTGACGGGTCGTTTCCCGTGACCTTCCCCCTGTAGACGAACACTACCGCGCCGCCACCGCCACCGCCTCCACCGCCGGCGTTCGCTCCGCCCGATCCAGCCGCGCCGCTTCCGCCGACAGCCGAGATAGACGAAGTCCCGCCGAGGTTGATGAGGCGAGCGCAGATGAGCAGCACGCCACCGCCTCCACCGCCGCCACCGCCGGCACCCGTGCCAGCTCCGCCGCCGCCACCGCCGGACCCTCCCTGCACGACCTTGACACCGGAGACGCCGAAGATGAGCCCTGACGTGAGAGACTGGACAACGTAGATGGATCCGTCCGTCGGCGTCGATGCGGCCGTCGTGGCAGTTCCGGCGGCAGCGCCCGCGCCCGCCCCGTTCCCGCCCGCGCCACCGGCAGCGCCGAGCGCCGACGTGATGCTGCTTCCGGCGGTTCCGTTGTTGGCGCCTCCCGATGCCCCGCCGTCACCGCCTGCCCCGGTCGACGAGAGAAGCACGCCAGCCACGCCTCCCGCAGTGCGGCCGGAGCCCGCGACTCCGTCGCAGGAGATGATGCACCCGGCCGCGCTCATCGTCAGCGTTCCGTTGACGTATAGACGGTATCCGCCCATCTTGAGCGTGACGCCAGCGGAGAAGGTGGCGTTGGTGTAGAACAGATCACGGGTCGCGGTGTACGTCGAGCCGCTGCGAGAACATCCGGTGACGGCTCCGCTTCCGTCGAAAACCGCCGCTCCGTCGGTTCCACCGCCGAAGATGGAGTCGGCGGAGATGAATAGGCGCAGCCCGTCGATCGCGTTCGCGCACGCCCAGAATCCCGTCTTTGGCGTGGTCCCGTCATCGACGATTGATGCGACGTTCAGCGCGTCTCCGTCGTCTGGAACAAGTACGGAGAACGCTGCGGATGGGTCAAATACCGACCCGTCGCCGGTGATGCTAGACGCCATTGGCAGTCTCTCCTAGACGTACGGCGTGACGTTCCACGTCACGACAGATGCAGAACCGCCCCACACGAGTCCGCCACCGCCCCACAGTTGTGAAGGTGGCCACCCCCACATGAGGGCGCCGCTCGGAATCACCTTGATCCACTTCGCTGTCGCCTTCGCAGGCTTCCACTTGTTGATGACGTTGATGATGCCGTTGACTTCGTTGATGTCCGGCGCCGAGACGTTCGTGGGCGGGGAAGCGATGCTCACCCAGGTCGGCGGGAGCGGTCCCGGGAAGATGACGCCGAAGCGACTCCAGAAGCCTTCCGACAGCGGCAGTCCGCTGTTCGCATCGAAGCGCCACCCGTTCGTGAGCGGGACAACCACGAGGCGGTCGAACGGGTCAAGCGACGTGTCCGGGTTCAAGTAGTAGGCCCGGTGCGCTTGCTGGACGATGACGATGGGAATCCCCGGATACAGGACTTCAAGTTGGAGCAGGATGCCGAGGGCCGACCCTGCGCGCTTCCACGCATCCCACGCCAGCCGCAACCGCTCCGCGTAGGCTGCATCCGACTCCGAGATGCCCCGCTGCAACTGGCGCTCGAATCCGATGGCAACCAGCGCGTCCGAAGGGCCTCCCGCGTAGGGCATGCCGACCACTGCCGCAGCGCGCGCCGCGTTCGATACGGCGTCTTTGAGCGTGCCGAGGACGCCGGCCCAATCGAGTCCCGCTTGGTTCTGAAGCCACGCGGGCAGGATCGACGGCTGAAACTGTGCGTAACTGGACACGCTCTACACCGCCGTCCAGACGATGCTGTTCGTGACCGGCGACGGGATGGCATGCGAGGAAAGCGTCTTGTCGACGTTCGCCCCGTTGCCCACGTCCACGTCGATGATGTTCACGGCGCCCGTCGCTACACCGGCCGCGTTCAGCTTCATCGCGAGGGCAACGATCTGCGCGGTTTCGATGGTCCCGCCGATGGCCGTCTCCGTCACATAGGCGACGATGGCCGCATCCAAGTCCGCGTGCCCGCCAACGCGCCCGATGGGGTAGGTGGCGTTGGCCGTGATGGTAATCGCTTCAGTGGAAGCAGCGTAGACCACGGGAAGGTCTGTGAGCGGCGCGCGTGCGTCGATGTAACTCTGCGTCGCGTTGATCTGCGCGGCGGTCGATGGCGCCGACGGTCCGGCGATGTAGATGTTGACCGTGGCCGCAACGGCGGGGTCCGTCTCGACGAGAACGCGCGTCACCTGTCCCGGCGCGCTCTCCTTCGCCCACACGGAATAGACATCCTCCGTCGGGATGGCAGACAGCGAAGGCCAGCGAGCGAGGATGCGACCCGCAAGCGACTGCTGCGACTCGGCGTCCGTTCCCTGCGTCGTGAGCCACGTTCCCGGCGACGAGAAGGTGTAGACATCGCCCGCGACGAACGAGGGCGAGATGGCCGAGTCGGTGAGCGTAGCCGTCCCGCCGTGGGTGCCGAGGTTCGTGAGCGGGTTGGATGTCCCGTTGCTGCCGTAGGCTCCACCGTCGACGCTGGTGGACGTGGTAGCCACGCCAGCGTCTCCGTCGGTGTCCACGCGGATGGAGTAGGAGTGCGATCCCGTCGGCGTGGCCGATAGCACCACGGTTCCGGTCCCGCTCCCGAGGTGAACCACCCCAGACCACAGACCCGGAGTGTTCGCGATGGTCACGCCGGGAAGCGGCGTTTGAAGCGTCGTGATGGTGCCGTTCCCGACGTTGCCCGCGATGCCCGCCGTGAGGCACTGGAAAGACAGGGACAGCGTGCCGCCGGGAGACAGCGTGCCGCCCGTCAGGTTCGTGTACAGCAAGCCGTCATCCGAGACGGCGATGAGTTGCCCGACGGCGATGGTGAACGGACCCGCGGCAGCGGCGCACGTCAGGGTCAGGTCGCCGATGGCCGCGCCGGCATCGTAGGCCGTCAGTTCGTAGAAGTTGAACGCGAGGAACTTCAGCGCCGGAGTTGCCGGGTCCGTGGCCACGGTGCCAGTCAACGCCGCCTGCACGAGCACGAGTTGCACGATGAGCGGGATCTGGATGGACTGGTCAGCGAGGCACGCCGTGTCCGTCTCAATCATGGCCCGCTCGGGGCTCGTGGAAGTCCAGTCCGTCGTCGGGAAGTTGCGCCCTTGGAGTTGAGCCAAGGCGATGGCGGTCCACTCGTCCTGAGTGCGGACCGTCAGCAACTCATTGAGGGTCGGAACGCTCATGCTTGCCCTTGGCTGAGACGGAGGATGGTGACGGTGAGGCTGTCAACCGACAGGATGAGCGCGAACGGACCGTCCGCGCCATCGACGGTGATTTTGATGATGAGGGTTTCCGCCTGAGCGACGTAGGTGATCGACACGGAGGCCGAGTCCACCCGTTCGTCCTTCTGGCACTCAGCGGAAATGTCGCCCTCTGCGCGGGACAGTTCACCAGCGGTGAGCGACCCGCGGAACAACTGGCGCACGTCCCACCCGCAGTCAGGATCCCACGCGAGTTGACCGCGTGGAGTCTGGAGGCGACGCGCGAGGTTGTTCCCTAAGTTGCGGAACCCCGACGCATAGACGAAGCGGTACGGCCACCCGCTCGACAAGTCCAATCCGGTGCCGTAGAGGTTCGGAGTTGCCATGTCAGCCTCCGATCTTCACGCCGGCAGAGCCCGCGCCGATGAGTTCGTGAATGGTCAGCGTCCCGCTCCCAGCGGGCAGGCTTTGGACGCCCGAACCGTCGCCGGGGGTGTAGACGACGGACAGGCTTGCCGCTCCGCTGCCGGGAACGAACGTGAACAGGATGGTTCCGTGCGTGATCGGGTCGTCCTTCCGAGCCGCAGCCTTCGGGCTGGAGGTGCCGATGGTAATCAGCGACGAAGTTGAGTTGAACTCGAAGGCGACGGCGTAAGGCTGCGAGGGGTCACCGTTGCGAAACCCGACGAGCACGCGCGAGCCCACGATGCCCTCGACGCTCGACGACGGCAATCCGAGATAGAGCGGAACGGACGTTGGCGACGGAACTTCCGTCGTGTCCAGTTGCACGTCCACCTTGCTGCCATTCAGGGCAACCACCTTGCCGAAGTAGAGCGCGCACGCATCAACCGTTTGCACGGCCTTGCGGCCCATGAACAGATTGAGCAGGGCGGACCATGCCGCGTTCAGGCGGTCGACGCTCACGACGGCTGCCACCATGCGCGCGCCGAGAACCCGTCGACGGAAAGCTTGGACTCCACGCGGTTGACGCGGACAGTTCCCGACTCGGCCTCGACGGTCTGACCCGCTTGCAGGGTCGGAACTTGGAACCCCACGTCAAGCCGACGCTCGCGCGGCTCCTCGCTGGTCACCTGATAGTCCTCGCCGAACGCGCCCCACGTCTCGGGACCAATCCAGAAGGTGCCATCGGGCAGGAAGCGCCATGAGGTGCCCGCCGGTGCGTAGGCCATGAGGGCGCGCACGTTGGCCCCAAGCGATGCCGCGGTCACGGCGAAGGCGGGAAGCGAGACGCCCTTGGCCGTGGCATCCGCCGTGCTCGAAAGCGTCTCCCCGAGCGCGGAGAGTGTGGACCCGAGGATGGTCCCCAAGGTCGCGCCCTGCCAGAAGCGGGGCGAACAGGGGGATTGCCAAGCGCCCTTGCCGGCGAGCACGCGAACGTGCGCCGCTTGCGTGTAGTTGCCCGACACGATGGCGGTGCCAGTCAGGGTCAGCGCGCCTCCCAGGTCGATTGTGCACGCGCCGGAGATGGTTTCCGCGCCTGCAACGAACAGGTCGGCATGCCACGCCCCGGTGAGCGGGAAGGTGACGCGCGCTTGCGAGATGGCCCGCGAGTTGACGGTGAGGTAGCTCATCCCGTGGTCGGTGTCAGGGAGACGTTTTCCGACGGCTTCTTCTGCGGCCCCTGTGTCGGAGTCACGTTCACCGTCTTGCCGTCTGCCGTGGAGTAGTTCACATTCGACAACTTGTCCTTGTTGAACTTGTCGTGCACTTCCGACTGATTCACCGTCGCCACGGCAGACTTCCCGCGGCGGTACTCAAGCATTTGGATCGTAAGCTTCTTGATTTCCCCTTCTCCGTCCATCGACATATCTTCGCAGATGCACGATGACACCGAGAAGGCGGTTAGCAGGGGGTGTGACACGTCGAACGCGGCATCCGAGTCCGCTCCACTTTGGACTAGCGCCTTGATTTCCTTCGCCGTCAGTCGCTTCACCCACACGGGAAGAAGTTTCCACATGATAGGCTGAATTTCCTTCCACTGCGCCGGAGTCCAGATTGTCACCTTCATCGTGAACTTCATGGGCTCGTAGCCGGCCGTGATGGGAACCGGAGCAGCGCCGGCTGCCTGAATAGTCCAGAGGTGCCGCGCACGCTTCGGTGTGACGGATACGAGCCCCGGAACCCGGACGCCTCGGATCGTGGCGGTGTCCCACGGATTCTCTTGATAGAGCCCGTTGAACCCCTTTTCAGGAGGCGGAGCGGCGCCTAGTTCGTTGATGCCACTGTACGCACCGGGGTCGTCAAGGCTGACATCGCTATTCCAGAAGGGGACGAGTTGCGGCATTACCCACCCGCCTCGGCAACGAACTGCTCCAGCGCCGACAGCAGTAGCGAGGCAGGCGCCTGCAATTCGACTTCTCGGAGGAAGTCCTGTGCCATCTCAGGCGTGCTCTTGCCGTGGCCGTTGACCATCACGTCGCCAAACTGGAGGGTCACCGACAGTCCACCGCCTCCACCCCCGCCGCCTTCTCCCGCGCCGAGACTGCCGCCGCGCTTGAACCCGATCACGTTGTCCTGCGGGTCGATTTCGATGGCCCTACCGTTGCGCCAGATGAAGTCGTCGGCGCTGCCCTTTGGAAGAATCGGCCCCGCCGCCTCTGCCTTACGCGCGGCAATGGCCCCCTTTTCTTCATCGAACCCTCTCCTCTCGGCGCTTGATCCCTCCGCCAACTTCACTTCCGGAGGAAGTCCCGACGATGGATTGGAAAAAGACTCTCCGCGCATCTTGAACGCCGTCGGCTTGTATTCCGGTCTAGGGCTGTCAGGATCGGAGAGGAGTCCGCGAAGGAACGGGACGTGCGCGACGACGCCTGCGAATCCCCCTTGATTCTTTAGCTTGTCGTATTTCTCGTCGTTTTCGTGGATCCATGAAAGTCCCCTGACGAACTTCTCAGAGGCGCCGACAAACTCGATCATGGCGTCGCGAAGAAACAGCATGGCCTTGGTTCCCTCTGGCCCCTGCATGAACTCCGTGAACCTATCGAGCGCCTCATACAAAGACTTCAGGGCGCCATCCGCGGAGAGCTTCTCCCCGAGAAGTTGCGGCAGGTTCGCCAGCCGCTCCAGCGTGGCCGTCGGCGATTCCTGCGCGAAGGCGGCCGACTCCCCAAGTTTCCCCGACGGGTTCCGCTTCGCCAACTCGTCCAGCAGCACGTCATAGACCCGCTGCGCCTTGGCCGGAGAGATGGCGACCTGCTGCTGGAGGTAGCCAAGCGCCTCCTCGGGGTTGCGCGAAGCCAGAGGCGCGCCAAGCCGCTTCGCGATGCGGACCTTATCGGCCCGCGACCCGAACCCAAGTGCGTCGAGTGTCCCGCCGCTGATGCTCTGGCTTGTGCGGACCGCCGTGAGGGCACCGATGGCGCCTCCCGCGTCAAGCCCGCGCTGCTTCACGTCGAGGCCAGCGCCCAGGAGCCGCTGCAAGTCCTTCGTCGCGTACCCCTGCTGAATCGCGGGCAGCAGCAGGTTGCGAAGTTGATCCTGCGTGTACTGTCCGCCCGATGCTTCCGAGACGCGGCGGATGTACTGGATCGCGTCCTCGCCAGCCTTCCCGCCGAGGTTCGCCTTGATGGCGCGGCCCGTCTTGTCCGACTGCGCGCCGACCTTGATGGCGTTTTCAGCCACGGAGTAGAACGCTCCCGCAAGCCGCTCGGCGACGGAGAGCACCGAGGACAGGCCATCGGCGACGTTGAAGATCCACCGGCCATCCGCCTCGCGACGGAAGCCGGCGATGGACTTGTACATGTTGCCCCACTCGGCGGTGATTCGCTTCATGGGTTGAAGCTGCTTCGTGTAGGAGTCCAACTCCCGCGTGAGCCGCTTCGTCTCGGTGGCAACCTTCGCCTCGGCAATCGCCGTCTTGAGCATCGCCGCGTCGACGGAAGTTGACTCCTTCTTCGCGCCGGCAAGCGCCTTCTTGAAGTTGTCCACACTCTTGGCCGCTTCGTCGGCAGGCTGCGACGTGCGGTTCAGGAGCTGGAATATGAACCGGAGCGGTTCGGCCACTGCTCACCGTTTCTTCGTGAAGGACCGCGCAAGCGACCCGAGGTCGCGCAGGTTATCAAATGCTTCCGCGACGAGGAACGAGAACGGATGCGGGTACAGCATGGGCTCACGACCCATGAAGTCCTCGAATTCGCGAGCCGCGGCGAAAAGACCACGTTGGGCCGCCGCGACCCGCTTCCTTACTTTCCCAGCGTTACCTCGTCCCCCGCGCCGGCCTTGTCGAGCAGCTTGTCCACGATGCGAGCCACGAGTCCCGGCTTGCGCGCGAACAGCGCGTCCAGCTCGTCGAGCGACGGCCACAGGATGCACCGACGGGCAAGCGCCTTCGCGGCCTGCGCGCGCTTCGTCGAGTCGCCCGAGTCCGTGATGAACTTGGCGTAGCTTCCCTCATCCGGCGTTCGGACGATCATCCGGCCGCCAGCGTAGTTGAGGGGCTCGACTTCGGCGTCGGGGTGCTTGGCCTGAAGTTCGGCCAGGATGGAATCGAAGGCGGTAGGATCGGGCATGTTTCACTCTCCGGTGAGGGCGGAGGTTACGCGCGCCGGGATTGGAGCGCGGGACTGCTAGGGTCCGCTGACCACTGCGGCAGCGTTGATGGGAGGCACGGCCACGACCGGCGGACCGGAAGTGCCGCTGTCGATGACGGGGGCGAGGAAGAACATCGTGAACTTGGAAGTCAGCGCCTCGCCGCCCTCGCTGCCGCCCTGCGTCCGCGACGTGAAGCGCACGGAAAGCTTCTTGGTGCGGAGCGGCTGCCCGTCGTCGAAGTACTGGACCTGCACCGTCAGGGGCGCGTTCATCCATCCCTTGCCCTTGACGTTGTTCGCGGCGCGGGCGTTGAGCGCGTCCACGATGGCGTCGGCTTCCTGCTGGTAGAACTCGCAATCCCCGTCGGCATCGTACTGGCCGGCGGTGGCGCCAATCATCGCCTGATTGGTGCCGTGGATCTTCTGCGGCTCGACCTTCTCATTGATGTTGATCGACTTGCAGCCGAGGAACTGGTCTGCGCCGATGTTCACGATGATGGAGGACCACGAATACCTCACACCGTCGATGAGCGGATAAATCAGGTCGTTTGCCATGGCTCCTCGTTACGCTGCGGCAGCGGCGGCAAGCGCCGGGTTTCGGAATCCCAGGGAAACCGTGATCTGGTAGAAGTACGCCACGGGAGTCACGGAGACGGTGCACTCCATGGTGCCGGTGCTCAGGATGTTCGTGG